GCATGCAGCTTTATGGCCGGAAGATTCTCCGCCCAGAAGGCTTGATCACAGCAAACTACAACTTGGCCTAATAGCCGAGCGGGGGCAGGGCAACTTGCCCCCAACACCTTTTTCTGAGGATTATTCATGCCCAGCACATACATCGATCTCTGCAATAAAGTACTGCGCCGCCTTAACGAGGTTGAGATTGCCGTAGGTGATTTTCCGACAGTGCGTGGCGTACAGGCTCTTGTTAAAGATGCTGTGCGTTCTTCTATCTCTAAGATCAATCAGGCTGAGTATGAATGGCCCTTTAATGCCGCAGAGCATACTGAGACTCTTGTAGCAGGTCAGACAGAATACGTCTGGCCTTCCTACTTTAAGGTATCGGATTGGAACACATTTCAAATCCAAAAGGACGATAGTCTAGGTACTGGCTACAAGACGCTGTCGGCTATAGATCGTGACGAATGGTATTCTAAATATCGGGATGATGATTACGAAGCGGGTTCCGCAGGTCTCTCTGTACCTGATTTTGTGTTTGCTGGTCATGGTAATGGCTTTGGTGTTACGCCTTCTCCTGATGCAGCCTACCGGGTACGCTTCCGTTATTACCTGAACTACGCAGACCTTACGAACTACAACGATGTAACCCGCATCCCTGAAAGCTTTGACACAGTCATCATAGATGGTGCGCTGTATCATATGTACATGTTTAAGGATAATCTTGAGAGCGCCCAAGCCGCCTTCATGGCCTTTGAGTCAGGCATTAAAAACCTGCAGACACTTTACATCAACAGTTATGAATATATCCGAGATACAAGGATTAAGTTCTAATGCCTGATCGCATTGAGTCCTACAAAGTAATCTGCGGCGGCGGTCTAAACTCTAACGAGAACCATTTGGACCTTTCAGATAATAGTCCGGGTTCTGCTACACGATTGGTTAATTATGAACCCTCCTTATTCGGAGGGTATCGTCGTATTAATGGGTATGAACAGTACGATGATCTGTTTCCTGAAGTAGACGATGGTAACAGTGTAGCAGAAGGCAAGGTACTCTGCGTAGCGTACTACAAGAACGAGCATATAGGTAACCCATACGTTATTGCCGCCCGTAAAGACGTAGGCGCTACCACTTACAGCTTCTGGTATCACACGGCCTATATTGGTTGGCGGAAGATGACCCCCGGTTTTACTCTTAATACGACTGATGGTGTTCGTACTGTTGAGAAGATCCGGTTTGCTCAGTTTGACTTCGGCAGTGGCTCACAAATCATATTTGTGGATGGCGTAAACAATGCTTCTGTTTTTGACGGAACTAATTGGTATGCTATCGATAGTGCCAGTGCTGGGGGATCTTCTGATCCGGGCGGTGATCAGGCAATAGATGCACCTTCTCTTGTAGACGTATTCGAGAACCACATATTCTTGTCTGGTGATCGAACCAGCCAATCTGTTGTAGCGCATTCTGCCCCCAGAGACCCTCTAAATTGGACTGTAGCCGCAGGCGCTGGGCAGTTAGTTATGGGCTTTAAAGTAGTCCAGATTAAGCCCTTCCGTGATAATCTTTTTACCTTTGGTAATAACTCTATCAAGAAGGTTGTCCCTGATCTTACGGCAGGCTTCGTTCAAGAACAGGTTACAGCTAACGTAGGCTGTGTGGCTCCAGACAGTGTTCTTGAAATAGGCGGTGACCTTCTATTTCTAGCTCCAGATGGCCTACGTCCTGTTGCTGGTACAAGCCGTATCGGTGATGTTGAATTAGAAACAGTTTCTAAGTCCATCCAGAGTGCGCTTGTTGATGTTATTCAGAATGTTGATCTTAGTACTCTAAACGGTGTTGTTGTAAGGTCTAAATCTCAGGTTCGCTACTTTTATGGCGACGATGGTAACAATGTACAAGACAGTGAGGGTATTGTCGGCGGTCTGACTAACAGTACGGGGACAATCGGCTGGGAATTTGGTGGCCTGCTAGGCATCCGAGCAAGCTGCTGTTCATCGGAGTATATTGGTACAGAAGAGTTTATACTTCACGGTGATTATGATGGTAGGGTTTATCGTCAGGAACAGGGTAACACGTTTGATACCCGTGACATCGTAGCTATCTACGCCACACCTTATTATGACCTTAATGAAACAGAGGTCCGTAAGACAATCCGTAAGATCAATACGTTTCTTCGGGCAGAAGGCCCGTTTGAGATGAACTTAGCGGTGTCCTACGATTGGGGCGACTATAACACCTCCCGCCCTTCTACATACACTGAAGAGAGCCAAGGTGGGCCGACAGTCTACGGCGGAAGAAGCATCACCTACTCTGGGCCTAATGTTACCTACGGCGGTAACTCCAAACCCATCATGACTTATGACACTCAAGGTTCCGGTTTCTCAGTACGAGCAACGTATGTGACCGTTGGGCAATTTGATCCCTACACCATCCAAGGGATCGTATTTGAATATTCCGTTGCGGGGAGACGATAAACAATGGCCGGATATACACGCCAATCTATTGCTGATATTATCAACGGCTCAGAGGTTACAGCACCTCCGCTAAATGCCGAATTTAACCAAATGGCGGCAGCGTTTAATGGCGCTACAGGTCACAGCCACGATGGATCTACAGGCAATTCACCTAAGATTAATCTAGCTACATCCGTCAGTGGATACCTTCCTGCCGTGCATGGTGGTATTGGTGGCAAGAATAACTTTGCTGCTACAACAAACCCTCTGGCTACAGACGATGCAGGGGATGGATACGCTCCCGGATCTATGTGGGAGAATACCACTACAGGCCGTGTCTTTATCTGTGTAGGTAATGCATCCAACGCAGCGGTATGGCGTGAACTGGTACAGGTTCAAACAGCCAATAAGATTATACCTGAAGCTACAGATACTGTGGACCTTGGTGAGCCTTCTACACGCTTCCAAGACCTATGGCTGTCAGGCGGATTGTCGGCTTTCGGTAATGGATCACTAGGCGGTACTCTAACGGTTACAGGTGCTACTGCACTTGGCTCTACTTTGGCTGTTACAGGTGATGCTACCTTTGGTAATCTGACAGCTACTGGCACAACAGTAATTACATCTGTAGACCTTAACTCTGGCGCAATCGACAATGCTGCTATCGGTACAACTACACCTGCCGCTGGTACATTCACAACACTCAACGCTAACACAAGCCTGACTGCAGCTACCGCTGACATCAACGGTGGTACTATTGATGGTGCTACTATCGGTGCTACTAGCCATACAACAGGTAAGTTCACTACACTTCAATCTACAGGCCAAGCTACACTTAATACTGTAGACATTAACGGTGGTAACATTGACGGTACTGTAATCGGTGCTGTAGGTACTGCCGCTGGTAGCTTTACTACTTTGTCTACATCTGGTCAGGGTACTTTTGCTACAGTAGATATTAACGGCGGTTCTATTGACGGTACAGCCATTGGTAACACGACTGCATCTTCTGGTGCCTTTACTACATTATCAGCCACAGGCGGTATCACAGGAGATCTGACGGGCGCTGTAGTGGGCAACGTAACGGGTAATGTTACTGGGGATATTACTGGCGATGTCGCAGGTGATCTGACAGGTAACGTAACTTCTAGCGGTACTTCAACATTCAACAACGTGACTATTGACGGTACGTTGAACATGAATGCTGGTACTACCGCTACCATTACTAACCTTACCTCACCTACTAATACTAATGATGCAGCCACTAAAGGTTATGTAGATACACAGGTAGCCAACCTTGTAGATTCAGCACCGGGTACACTTGATACTCTTAATGAGCTTGCTGCAGCATTAGGTGATGACGCAGACTTTAGCACTACAGTAACTGACAGCATTGCCACTAAGCTTCCTCTTGCTGGTGGTACAATGACTGGTGCTATTGCCATGTCTACCAATAAGATTACTGGCGCAGGTGATCCTACAGCGGCACAGGACGTAGCTACTAAAGCATATGTAGACACACAGGATGGACTGCAGGTCACTAAGTCTGGTGATACTATGTCCGGTAACCTTGCAATGGGTTCTAACAAAGTTACAGGTCTTGCTGCACCTACAGATGCTAATGATGCTACCTCTAAAACGTATGTAGACGGTATCCTTGGTTCAGCTACTGCTGCTGCTGCTAGTGCCGCTGCAGCCGCTACATCTGAAAGCAATGCAGCTACCAGTGAGACTAATGCAAGTAACTCAGCTAGTGCAGCATCTACCAGTGAAGCTAATGCAGCCGCATCGTATGATAGCTTTGATGATCGTTATCTTGGTGCTAAAGCTACAGCACCTACAGTAGACAATGACGGTGATGCACTTATCGTAGGTGCTTTGTACTTCAACAACACTACTAACATCATGTACGTCTACGGTTCTGGTGGATGGCAAGCGGCTGGTTCGTCAGTCAATGGTACATCTGATCGTAATACTTACACTGCTACCGCAGGTCAGACAGTCTTTGCTGCTACCTATGATACTGGCTATGTAGATGTGTACCTCAACGGTGTTAAACTTGTAGCTGGTACAGACTTTACTGCCACCAATGGTACAAGCATTACACTTGCTACAGGTGCAGCGGTAAATGATGTAGTAGACATTGTAGCTTACGGTACGTTTGTACTGGCAGATCACTACACTGAAGCACAGTCTGATGCTCGTTATGTTCAAGTAGCTGGCGATAGTATGACTGGCAATCTGAACATCACGGGTACTTTGACTAGCGATGGGCTGACTGTGGATGGAAACTCCGAGCTTAACGGTCTGTTTGAGATTAACAATACAAGCGTTCGTGTTGATTTGATGGAGACAGACGCCGTTGATCTGAATGGGCGCATACAAAATACTGGTGGCACTCTACGCTTAAATACTCTTGTTGATGACAAAACATCTCAAAAAATAAGGCTGTCTGTAGACCACGCCACAGGCGACATCAGCTTCTACGAGAACACAGGCAACACGGCAAAGTTCTTCTGGGATGCGGCTGCGGAGAGCTTGTCTTTGGGTGACACTTTAGTAACAGCCTTGCAAACTCCTCTTCGGGTAAAATCCAATAGTAGTGATTTTGCGATATGTATTGAAGAAAATAGTGGGGGAGAAACATGGCAGATTGGTGTCGATGTTGACGGTGATCTTGGGTTCTATAACAGCGGTAGCGCAACTGCGTCTGTTACATTTGATGACAGCGGTAACTTGCTGGTGGGTAAGACTGCTACGGGTATTTCAACCGTAGGCACAACGTTATTTGAGGACGGCACTGCTTACCATACCGTAGACGATAATGTTACTATGCGCCTCAACAGACTTACAGATGACGGCGGCATTGTTGAGTTCCGCAAAGATGGCGACGTGGTGGGGAGTATTGGGTCTGAAGGTGGTGATGCTCTTTATATTCAAAGCGGGACTACTAGCGGCACAGGTTTGCTTTTTTCAAGTAATGGCACAGCAATTCGTGCTGCAAGAAACGGTGTTACTGTAGACGCAACACTTGACTTGGGTAGTGATACTCGCCGCTTCAAAGACCTCTACCTCTCTGGCGGTGTCTACCTTGGCGGCACTGGGTCGGCTAATAAGTTGGACGATTATGAGGAGGGGACTTGGACGATTACAGATGGCAGTGGCGCTGGGTTGAGTTTTACTGTCCAAGACAATGTTTACACTAAAGTGGGGCGTTTAGTGGTTGCCTCAGCTAATATCACATGGCCAAGTACCTCTAATACCAGCGCCGCTCGTATTGTTTTGCCTTTTACCAGCATACCTAACAACTCTCACTCAGGTGGAGTAGTTACAGAGCAGAACTGGAATACAGCAACTACTCTAACCGCATCTTGCAATTACACCGATGGGGTTGTTTTTAGACAAAGGGGTGGTGGTTCTTTGGATAATGCTGACCTTTCTGGAAAAAAATTGCGCTTCACAGTAACTTATCACGCCACATAGCCACCCCTGTTGGATCACAGGGTAGTCAGTCCAACCATCACAAGGAGATAAACGATGGCACTAACAGAACGCACAGAACAGGATAAGATTGAGATCGTTTCGGCTCATAAGTTTATCCAAGTACGCACAGCCGCAGTCATTGAACGTGACGGTGTAGAGATCAGCCGATCATTCTCACGCCATGTAGTCGCACCTAACGATGACATCACAGGCGAAAGCGCAGAGGTTCAAGCCATCTGTGCAGCCGTACACACACAAGCT